CGCCATGTATACGCTCTATCCGAGCGATACGCCAGGTAACGAGACTCTTCAAAAAAAGTCGAATTACCTTGTTCATCTGCTGTCATTTCTGCAGCTTATGAAAGGTACGTTTCCAATGACCAAAGAATCTCAGGTTGCGCTGATAGCCGTATCGATGTTCGCGACTCTTGTCGCAATATCGCTAGCTATCTATGGTCTGACCTCGAAGGCTTATCTGGAGGACTTTACTGTCACCCAGGGACTTTCGGGTCAGGTGCCACCGCCGAAGGTTTGGCGTTCAATCAACGTCATTCCATCGGAGAATGGCCCGAGCGTGGAGATGAAAGTTTCCCCGCCTCGTTCCATGCCGCAGCAAACGAAGGAGACCTTGAGTCCATTGTGGGCTTAAGGTTTCTATCGGAAGCTGAGGAGCGGCCTGCACGAGTTGTGCAGGTCCCTAAGACTCTAAAAGCGCCGCGTACGATATCCGTGGAGCCAAGCTATATGATGCTAAGACAGCAGAGTATAGCGAAGCCCCTAATGTACTTACTCGAGAGTGGATACCTCGGGTTTAAGTCCATACGATTCGCAGATCAATCTGTTAATCGTGATCTCGCACGAACCGGCTCTGTAGATGGAAGTTTATCTACCATCGATTTGTCAGACGCGTCCGACCTCGTCTCCTTAGACGTTGTTAGACTAATCTTTCAAACTTGTCCTAGTTTCTTGCAGTTATTGCTTGACTCAAGGACCAGCAGAGCCGAGTTACCAGATGCTTCTCAGATTTCATTGAAGAAGTTTGCATCAATGGGAAGTGCATTGTGCTTCCCCATTGAAGCAATGGTTTTCTTTACCATTACTCTTGCGAGTTTGGTACACCAATCTGGACGTCGCCCATCGAAAAAACTGTTGGGCCAGCTAGCTGCCAAGATAGCTGTATACGGTGATGATATCATCGTTCCAACAGAGACGGCGGATGGTGTAATGGAATGGCTCGAAGCCTTCGGGCTCCGGGTTAACCATAACAAGTCCTTTACCAAAGGGTTCTTTAGGGAATCCTGCGGCGGCGATTACTACATGGGCGAGGATATTACTCCTTCCTATGTACGCCAGTGGACTGACACCATCGATACTCGTAATCCGCGGTTTGTAGCGGCTTGCGTGTCTCTATCCAATCAATTTTACATGAAAGGACTTTGGCATGCTAGCCAATACTTACGGGATGTCGTTGAAGCCAAAACGGGTGCAATCTCCAGCACTTCTTCGCCTATCGGATGTCTTACATGGGCTTCATTGTTTAATAACAATGGGCTCAGGTATAACACGTCTACAAGCGGATATAGTATTAGAGGGCATCAATTACAGCCTAAACGACGCCAAGATCCGGTTCTCGACATTCGAGGAGGGTTGCTCGTGGCTTTCGGGCCACAGGCAGCTACTCGAGGACGCCTTCAGTTCGCAAGCATTGTTAACGAGCATTTTGCTCGACAACGACAGCTACGAAGTGAAATATATGGAATGGGAGGCATTAGCCAACCTGACCACATTGATGTTCTCGAACCCCTCTGTGTCGATCAACCGTTGGAACGACATCGAAGCGATTCTCCACTTAATATTGGGGGTATCTTGGATGCATCTGGGAAACCAGCGCTGTACCTCGATACGAGTCCCCAGTATTGGGATGGAAAGTCGTCAAGATATCGTGCTCAACCTGGAAGCTGGGAGGAATGGCTCGAATCATGCAAATCCTGCATGGCTTGGGCCACTCCCATCCTTCCTCGAGATCTCAGCACGAGTGTGAGGCCCTACGCCCTTAAGATGAAGCGTAGGTTGGTACCCGTATTTCATACGGGGCTAGATTGGTAGCTTGGGCATAGCCCAAGTTTCACCTTTTTAGCAGCGGGAGA